AAGAGACAGCACCAGTGCCGCCGATGATGAACTTCGACCAGGCCGACTGAGCACGCTCGCCGCCGTTGATGAACCACTTGTAGATGTACAGCGTGTCCGAGGCAGCCGCTCGCAGCACCAAGCAGTCCTCGGTGGGGGAGGCCACCATCTGCTCCGTAGCGCCGACGATGTAGCTGGGCACCTGCCCCGTGATGTCAACGGCATCCAGCGAGGGGCGGTTGGAGCTCGCGTCGTACAGCTCGCGCACCTGCGTGTTGGCGCCTCTGGTGCCCACGGCAAAGATGCTCTGCTCGGACAGCGCCGGCAGCACACCTTCGGTGCTCTCGAATGCGCTCACCTCTGCGATGGACACGTTGGTGGGCGTGATGGTGCCGTCCTGCCCACCCTGGAGCAGGAACTGTGCAGCAGACGAGAACAGCACGAGGTTGCCCCGCAGCGGCACCGCGTAGTTCAGCAGGTTGACCTTGGTGCTCGAGGCCGCAACGGAGATGCGTGCGGAGTCCAGCAGCGTGGTGACCGTAGTGCGGAAGAAGTTGAAGTACTGCCCGACCTCGGACATCACCACGGTCTCGCCGGCCATGATGACCAGACGGTCCTTGTGGAACGCGATGCCCCTGATGGCGTCAGCCTCGGAGCCGCTGCTGGTGTCCATGAAGACGGGCAGCGGGTTGCTGTAAAGGTCACCAGCGGCCACCTCGCCCCACTTCGGTGCGGTGTAGGGCGCAGTGGTGCCGATGGAGCCACCGAGGGCAGCACCGCTCACCTGGGTGAACAGGAAGTCACCGTTGCTCAGACGCACCAGCAGGTGCGGCATGAAGGCGTAGTTCGGCTTGAACTCGATGCCTCCCGCCACGGCTTCCTCCCAGACGCCGTCACCGAACGCATCGGCGCTGGTGTCCGTGGTCTCGAACTGGACGTAGTAGGCAGTGGCGCCCACGGTGCCCTGGTCAGGCACTCCGTCGATCTTGATTGTGAACCCGTTGGGGGCAACCGTGGGCAGTACGGAGAACGTCTGCACCGAGTCCTTGATTACCGCGAGGACTGAGCTGGCAACGGAGTCATCACTGCTGATGTCGAAGTCCGCGCCGTTGTCCCGCTTGATCCAGATGGTGCTGCCTTCGCGGGCGATGTCGTAGTCCGCAGTACCCAGAGCAGCGCCGCTAGTAGCAACAGTAACGCCATTTGCACCCACAACCGAACCGGAGGTGAGGGCGTCAGCCAGAAGGGACGCGATGTAGTTCGTCTGGATCCCTGGCTCATTGGCTGCGTTGGTGCTGTCTCCTGTCGTGACCGTGACAGTGCGTGTGTCCACCGTCAGCTCGTAGTCGGTGCTGTAGTTGCCCTGCTTGACGAACGCCAGCGCCTCAAAGCCACGGTCGGGCGTGGTCGCCGCGTCCATCTTCGGCTGGATGGCCTTGTTGACGATGATGGTGGCATCGGCAATCGTCAGGAACTCGAGGTCGTTGACGGGGTCCGTGGTGGCTAGGTAGTCGAAGTCACCGCCGGCCCCAAAGGTGGCCACATCGCCGTTGATGTCGTAGACGGTGTTGACGGACCCATCAGCGAGGTCATAGACCTTCAGCCGCTTGTCCTGAGCCGCCACGACGTACCGCTCGGTGGCGTCACGGTTGATCGTGTGGTAGGCGACAGCGCCAGTGAAGGCTGCTGCGAGCTCACCCACATGCTCCGTAGGCGGCCTCTTGCGGAGCCCCTCGATGATGGTGCCAAGGGCGTTCTCCTGCACCTCAGCCTGGGAGGCGAAGCGCCGCGTCGGCGGTTGCTGGCTGACACCCCCGACCATGCTGTCGGTGGAGTGTGTGATCAGCCCCATCAGTAGCGGATCTTGCGGCTCACGCTCTGTCGGGCCACCACGCGGTACACATCGTTGTTCCCGGTGAGGTAGTTGTGATCAGCAGTGTCACCCTCGGCGTCCTTGAGGTCCGTCAGAGCTTGGTACTCGTCCGCCAGCGTGAAGTTGTGCTGGGGGCCGTAGCCCACCACACGATCAGCGAAGACCCGCGCAGAGCGGATCATGATGTAGCGACGAGCCACCTCGGGGAGCTGAGTCCACTCAAGGTTGTAGATGATGTCCACGGTCACGGTGTCAGTGATCGTGTAGGTGTGGCCCTTGCGGTCGTAGAGGAGCGTGCCTCTCTGGACTAGGTCGAGGTTGCTGTTGTGGCCAGTGGATCCATCGATCCGCAGCACCGTCTCCGCGAGCACGACTTGGTCGCCCACGGGGGTCAGCTTGACCTCGGTCTCGTAGTTGAAGGACCAGCCCCGCGAGAGCACCTCTCGGCGCGTCTCCCGCAGGATGTTCTTGGCGATGGCGACTTCAGCTCCAGCATCCAGGCTGCTGACTGGCTGGCTGCCGACTGCCGACAGCATCGTGTTGACGGCCTCAAGCTCGGTCGTGAAGTTGCTCATGCTCTAGTGGTGGGGAAAGGCCGGGAGCCCACGAATGGACCCCCGGCCAGAAGCATCACACAGAGTGGCCAGAGGCCACCCCATGAACGTCAGGCGCTGGTGCGGATGAGCGCGCACGCCTCCGGGCGGAGGTAGTTGTGCCCCATCGCGTACTTGGCGAGCATCAGCGTGCTCAGGCGCTCAAGCTGGTACTCGGTCGCCACGGACAGGTCCGCCATCTTCACGGTGCCAACGGCGCTGCGGTGGAAGCCGAGAGCGACGACGTTCGTCCAGTTGCCGTTGTAGCCGTTGGTGAACACGTTGTTCTTGGCACCGCTGTCTGCGGTCGAAGACAGATCCCCAGACCCGAAGTTGTTGGTCTTGACGATCGTCAGGCCCGCCACCTTCATCACGGTGCCGTCAGCGAAGTCGCCGTTGCCCGCAGTGAAGTCACGGTTGACGAGGTCCGTCTTGTCAGCCAGCAGGTAGTACGTCGAAGGCGCGACAGCGAGATACCGCTCTTCCATCGGCACATCGTTCTCGTCGAACGTCTGCGCGATATCGAAGCAGTAGTCGATCAGGTTGTCCACGTTGGTCGCGGCATCGGACTCCGTGATCACCTTACCGGCAGCGGTCACACCAGGGATGTTGGCCGATGCCGATGCACCGGCGTAGATCGTCGCAAGGATGTGCTCATCGGCCTCCTTGGCGAGCGCACGCCCGATGGCGGACGAGTACTCGCTGCGGTAGTCCCAGTGCGACTTCATCGCATCAAGGTCGTCAACGAGGACGCTCGACACGAGGCAGTCATCGATGAAGATCTCGCGCTCGGTGACCTTGATCTTGCTGAGGTACGCGGCGCTGTCCGCGTCAGCATCAGTGATCACGGACTCACCGGGGGTGTGCCACTTGGCAGCGGCGGTCCCGATGACGGGGAACGTGGCGCTCTTACCAGTCGAGATCGTTCGCGACATGGTGAGAGGCATGAACTTGTTGGCCTCTTGGAAGGTGGCGAGGATCTCACCGGCCCAGACCTTGAGGAAGTTGGCGTTGGCATCGCCAGTGGCCAGGTCCTGACCCAGCCGTGAGATATCGGAAGCAGCCATTGCTGGTCTCCTGTATCAGTTGTCTATCAGAAGTGGTTGTTGGTCCGTAGGACCCCGGTACTCCTGACACCTACTCCATCGCCTGGAGCAGCCGGTTGTCCGCCGAAGCGGGCCGGGACAGACATCGATGCTCGATGTCAGGCGTTCGTCTGTTGGCCTACAGGCTCACCGCGCATGCGGCGCTTGCTGTCGCGCATGCGGTTGGTCGTGTAGGCACCGCCGGCGATCGATGCGCCAACGGCAGCCAGTAGGTCCACAAGGTGGCCACCGCCAAGGATCCCACCAGCGGCAGCCTTGGCGGTCATCTGCACACGCTCGACCTCGGCCTTCACATGGTCCTCGAGCTCACCCCACGCATCTGCCACCGTCTGGTCCCGCTCCTCGCGGATGTCCTCAAGCTCCTCATCGAGCTCCTCTGCGGTGATGGTGCCGTCGCTGTGGTCAGCGTAGGCATCCAAGGTGGCCACCTGCGACTCTTGGAGAGCCTCAACGATGCGCCCCTCGGTCTCAGCGAGCTGGGCGCCGATGCAGGAAGGAAGGAGGACGAGGAGAACGGGCCAGAGGCGGGCAGCGTGCATCACATTACGTTGGAACGGGAGAGCCTGTCCTGCACGCGGGCGCGGAAGGCGGGATCGGTCTTGTACTCCTTGCTCCTCATGTCGGTCATGAGTTGAGCAACGGACTCGTAGGGCGCGAGGCCACCAGGGCCAACGGGCTCGCTGGGGAGCAGGTTGGCGCGAGTGCCGGCGGGGGAGCCTTGGCGGTACTGAGCCATGAGGCCGCGAACGGCAACGGTCGCCGTGGTGAGGTCTCCACTCTCCACCTGCTCGTTGTAGGCCACGATCTCCTCGGGGCTCATGTTCTGCGCCGCCCAGGCCAGAGCCTCGCCATACGCTTCTTCACCACCGACCTGAGCGAAGATCTGGTTGACCTCGGCAGCTTGGACGGCCTGCTGTCCCTCCATGAATGCCTGGACCAGATCGCGGCTGAGACCCATACCCTCAAGCTGCGTGAAGCTCTCCTCAGAGAGTGCTCCAGTGGAGTAGAACTCCTCAGCGAAGGGCTCGAGGGCTTGAGTGCCGACGCCAACTTCAGGGGCGCTGTCCTCAACCTCAGGGGCTTCTGCCTCCTGCTGACCCATGTGGGACTGGAGCTCCGCGTAGGCACGCGCGAGGTCCTCAGGCGACTCGAACTTGTCATCCAGCCATTCAGGGCGCTCAGGCGCGACCTGCTCTTCTGTCGGTTGCGGGTCGGTCGGCAGGTTGACGAAGCCCTCGCTGTTGCTGGTGGCCTCGGTGGCCGGCGCGTTGGGGGCTTCGGGTCCAGAGGGACCGTCGCTGCTGATGCTGACGCTGTGGGTTTCACCCATCGGTTTGCTGCTCCTGTTGTGATGCTTGGGCCGCGAGCTTCATGGCGTCCGGGCCGAGTTGGTTGACCATCTGCGCTTGCATCATCTGCTGGCGCTCGGCCTCGATCTGCTCCTGCGACTTGATCAACCCATCGGTGACCAATCCCAGAGCAGTGGCGCGGCGGGCGAGGTAGTCACCCATGTTCATGAACTGCGCCAGTACTTCGGGTCCGACCTGCTGCATGGCTCCAGCGATGAACTGGTCCAGCCTCATCAGGTCAGCCCCTCGCCCCAGCGCCTCGACTCCTGTCACGATGCTGGGGTGAACGATGTCCTTCGGCAGCTTTGGCAGCCGCCGCTCACGGGTCATGCGGTCCATGATCAGCGTCACGAGCGGGAGCTGCATGCTGGCGCTGAGGGCCGCGTAGGAGCCGCTGAGGACGCTCTCAAGCTCCTCAGACAGCACCCGCCACTCAGTCGCCGTCACGCGCTCACCTTTGCGCTGGAGCCCGGTGGACATGAGGAAGGCCATGCCGAGGCGATCACGGATCTGGCCGGCGGCCTCGAAGGCGATCCGCATGTCGGCAGCCTTGTTCCCCATGGTCACCATGGAGACATCCTGCTCACGCCCCTCGCGGATGGCTCCGTTGGGGCTGTCGGCCAGCGTGCGCGCCCTGGTGGGGGACGCAGGGTCCACCAGCCAGAGGCACTTGGAGGCCATGGCAGCCGCCTCCACGAGGCCCTGCGAGAGGCCCTCGAGGGACTTGAGGTCGCCTAGGTACTGGGTGGCGTAGCCGTAGGCGTAGCTCTCCCCGGTCACCTCGTCCATGCGGAGCGCGAGGTAGGGCAGGGTGTCCTCGGTGTACTCACCCATGGTCGATTCGACCACTTCGCCAGCCACCTCTTGGTACACCTCGAACCGCTTGTCGTCGATCCGGTGGATGCAGGTGTACACATCCACGGTGTCCTCAGGCCCCTTGGCGTCAGGGATGAGCGCCCGGAGCTCGTCAGGCAGAGCCGCCGGCGCGATCTGCTCCTTGAGCAGGATCTTCATCATGCGACCGCTGGGGTCACGCTTGAGGACGTAGCGGTCCAGCTTGTAGACCCGCATGCCGCCGTCAGGCGGAAGGTAGACGAGGGCGTTGCCGGCGATGACGAGCTGCTTGATGGCCTCGAACAGCGCCGGCCTGTAGCCCTCAGCCTCGACTTCCGCCATGACGGCTTGCTCGATCTTGTTGAGCGTGGTCTCGACCTCGGTGCGAACAGCGGGATCGCCGGTCACCTCGTCGAGCTTGTACGGATCGACCTGGAGCTTGAAGAACGGCGTGTTCGGCGGGAACAGCGCCATCAGGAGCTTCGAGCTCAGGGAGGCCACAGCTTGGGCACCGATGCCCTGGTAGGGCGTAGGCAGATCAGTGGTGCCTCGGTAGCCCTGCTCCACCATCAGGTGGGGGATCGTCAGCGCAGCCACCGCACGAGCGCGGTCAAGGAAGCTTTCGCGCTCCGCTGCGTACCTCTCGTAGGTGCTGGCCGCTGATCCGTAGAAGTGCATCAGTATTTCAGCGGGATGCGGAGGCGGCTCATCATCGAGCGGCTGTCGCCCCCGAAGGAAGGCATGCGGGACTTCAGTGCATCAGAGGGCTGAAGCTGGGCGGCTGTCGGCTGAGGGGCCGGCGGCGGTGCAGCGGGAGGATCCGGCACCTTCGGCATCTTCGGGCTGGAGATACACATGGTCTGTGAGGAAGAAGGTGGGGGTCACCTCCGTGCGTAAAGGCGACCCCCTGGGATGAGGACACTAGGTCTGAGACTCTTTGGTCTGCTGCTCGTACTCAGCTTTGAGGAGCGCGACAACGCTTCGTTGCCCGACCGCGAACCAGATCTGGCGCTCTCCAGAATCCAAGCTGGGGCATTCGTCGGGAAACAGCTCGTCCAACCGCTCCAGTAGGGGTTTTGGTACGGCAGGGAACTTGGACTCCGTAGGGGAATCGACCACGGGCTTGGTGGTCACTTTCACACCGAGGCCCTCACTCGCCATCGGTCGCCTCCCGCTTCTGCATGTAGGCCGCCAGCAGGATGCTGTAGTTGATGATGTCCAGCAGGGCGTCCATGGCCCCCTCGTTGTCCACCGCCAGACGGCCGTCGCGCACGAAGGTCACCAGCCGGTTGAGCTTGTCGCTCATGCGGATCAGGAAGCCGACCTCAGTGCGCGCCAGCCCTAGCTGCTCACAGGTCTCGAAGTTCCTCCAAGGGCTCATGCCCTCCGCGCCGGCGTAGTCGTGGTTCTTCTTGGCGCAGATCTGGTACGCCCGGTAGCAGAAGGCCAGATGGAACTCCAGCAGCTCATCGACCGCCGTCTTCTCTACTTGTGCTTCTTCGGGTCCCACAGGGTCACCTCGTGTGTGTTCTGGTCGTAGAGGGCAGGGGTCAGGATCTTGGCCATGCGGGCCTGGAGCAGCGCCTCGGTCTCGTTGAGCCCCTTGGCTTCGTAGGCGCTGACCACCTCGTCCCAGGTGCCGGCGTCCAGCAGCTTCTCGGCGGTCTTGGGTCCGCACCCCGGCAGTCCGGGGTAGCCATCGGTGCTGTCTCCAGTCAGCGTCTGGAGCAGGTGCTTCCGGCGAGCTGACTTGTAGGTGATCGTCTGCACCCCCAGATCAGGCTTGCCCGGCTTGAACAGCT